GATCAATTACGTGAGCGACTCTGCGACGATCAATTACGTGAGCGACTCTGCGACGATCAATTCCGTGCGCGGCTCTGCGACGATCAAAGAAGTTCGCGGCTCTGCGACGATCAAAGAAGTTCGCGACTCTGCGACGATCAAAGAAGTTCGCGACTCTGCGACGATCAATTCCGTGCGCGGCTCTGCGACGATCAAAGAAGTTCGCGACTCTGCGACGATCAATTACGTGAGCGACTCTGCGACGATCCGTGCGGACTACCGCACCCCAAAGAAATAACCCCCACTCGAAAGGATGTTTCGTGTCATTCAAAGTTAAGACGATTCCTTTTACGGACAGAATGGTGTTAATCCGATGAACAATCCCCAGCGCAAACTAACTCCCGGCTGGCCGACAGCCTTTCGTATGTTAATGCCTGTCCCCCCATCTGCCTGTGGGCAAGGGGAATGGCCGCAAGCGAAAGATGTGACCGAGCTAAAATCTGTCGTGCGGCAAGCTCGAGTGTGGGTTGGGAAAGGTTGCGCTAAGACATGATCTGTGTCTTTCCCTACTTCATAAAAGGTCAATATGGCCGCGTCTATAAAAGACGCGCTCTAACCTTTGTGACTCGCATCGACGTGCCTAGGCGGTCTAATCGGGCGATCATACGAGATTTCCATCGGTACGATCATGCCCCGGACAAGCATCGAATTACGCGGAAAATCGCGGCCATAATCCTCACGGAATGGCGTAGACGGGACAAGCAAGCTATAGACAATCCCGCAAATTCGGGCTAGAGTTACAAGCACAATGTCCGCACCCTACCCCGAACAAGCGATCAAGTTCCTGCGGGCGATCCAGCCTTGCGGCACTTGGTCATTGGCGGTACTCCCCGCTGTCCATACCCGTTTTCTCCCGCCTGAGATAGACGACCTGTCCACCTTTCTCAGATCCCACACTAATGCTGACGTGTATTTCCGATGCGGCCTTGCGCGTAAATGCACGGGCGCAGATGGGGCCATGCAAGACGAGGATGTGACCGCCGTCACTTGTCTTTGGTGCGATGTGGACATCCCCGCGCTCAAGGGCATCACGGACATGCAAGAGCGGTCTCGAATAAAGGCGGGAGAGCTAGCGCGCATTCACAAGGTAGCGGGCAAGCTCTTGCCTACGATCATCAATGATTCCGGCAATGGGTATCATTTATATTGGTTCTTGCAAGCGCCCGTGAAGATCGGGCAAGACTTCACGCGGCTAGACTTATCGATTGTCCTGAATGGCATCGCTAAGTGGATGGGGGGCGATGGGAAGTGCCGCAATCCCTCTCGCTTGTTAAGACTGCCGGGGACGTGGAATTGCAAGCTGCCCGCACTCCCACTTTTGTGTCATACTGTAGAGCAACATAATGAAAACAAATACCAAATCTCTGACTTCCCTAAAGACAATTCCTTTATCTCCCGCACGCCGACGGCGGTGGCGGAAATTAATCCCGCGCCTGCGGTCGATTTGGGCAGCTTGCACATTTCCCCTGACTTGCGAAACAAAATCGAAACAGGCATAGACACGAAAACCGGACTGAAATGGTCAGACCGCTCGCAGCTAATGAATCATATCGCGGTCGAGCTAATCAAGGCGGGAGTCAAGCAAGAAGAAACGCTGTCGATCCTCATGGACCCCCGTTTTCATCACGCGGGTCATGTATGGGATGTGCGCGAGCCATTGCGGGAAGCTCGACGGACATTGAATTGGGCGCTGGACGCGGCACAATCCGAAGTGGATGCAAATGACTCGACCGCTCGCCTGAATGCCAATTACTTCATGGTCTGTCTTGGCGGGAAGATCGTCTATGGTCATGACGATAATGTGAACCAAAAGGCGGAAATGCCCCGTGAGATTATGTCGGTGCAAGACTTCAAATTCGAGACGGCGTATATCAAGGAAACGTACACGGGCGCGGACGGCAAAGAAATAAAAGTGGATGTATTCCGCAAGTGGATCGAAGACGAAAAGCGCCGTCGATTTTACCCTAAAGGCTATGTCATAGACCCTACCCGCTCCCACGCAGACGGTTACTACAACTTGTGGAAAGGTTATGCAGTCTCATCGCAAAAGGGATCGTGGGCGAAGATGCAGGAGAATTTGCGCTGTCTGTGTGAGGGCAAGCAAGCGTACGTAGATTATGTGATGAATTGGATTGCGTCGATGATCCAACACCCCACTATCCTCCCGCGTACTGCGATCGTCTTCCACGGCGGGCAAGGCACGGGCAAATCTCTATTTGCGGATGCCCTCACTCGCATTCTTGGCACGCACGCAATGAAGATCACCTTACCGGAGCAATTGACGGGGCGGTTCAGTGGGCATCTATGGGGCAAGATTTTCATACAAGCTGATGAGTGCAAATTCAACGACACGAATATCGGCAAGCTCAAAAGCCTTGTCACCGATCCTATCATGCCGGTTGAGCGGAAGGGGAGCCAAATTGTCGAAGCACCGAATTATTGTCATTTCATTATCACGTCGAATGAGGATAAAGTTGTGCCGGTCGATCCAAGCAATCGGCGCTTTGTGATCTTTAAGCCTTTGACGACTTATCAGACCACACCGCATTGCGATCACTCTCGATTTTGGCGGGAATTAGTTGATGAGATGACTCACGGGGGCGATGAAGCGATGCTGCACGACTTGTTAGAGCGGGATGTGACAAGCTGGAATCCTGAAGCCAAGCCGGAAACGGTATCGATGGCGCGGCATAAGCTCGATACGCTGTCGCGCGGGAAGCTCGCACTCAAGATGTGGCTAGAAAGTGCCGACCCATCCCCCGTCAGCTTTATGAAAATGACCGAGCGATACAAAGCAGACGCGCATGAGATCGACAGCCTATGCCGGGATTTGCAGATTAGGTTAGGGGCGGGTACAGTGACAATGCCCCCTGTCGATGAGATTAGGGCCGCGTGGCTCAAGATCGTCGGAGTAGCTTTGGAGGGAGAATAATGAAGAAAACCCCCGAACAGCGCGCCGCTACCCGGCGATGGGTCGTTCGCAATCGCGAACATGTCCGAGCAATTGCGCGTCAACGATATGCTAATATGACGCCCGATGAGAGAGCCGCCCATGCTGCTAAGCATAAAGCATGGACGCAAAAGAATCGTGACCATATCAATACGGAAAAACGACGCAGATATCAAGAAGATTCAACCACGGTTCGCTCGCAAAAGTTAAAATGTGCGTATGGGATTACGTTGGTAGAATATTCACAGCTTTTAGCGGCTCAGAGGGGCGTTTGTGCGATCTGCGGTGAACCGCCGACAGATGTGCGCTTGCATGTTGACCATAACCACAATAAACAGAAAGGTGAATCGGGGTTTATTCGGGGGCTTTTGTGCAGTCGATGTAATCTCACGCTAGGAAAAGTAGAAGACAGCGTGGATTTGCTTCATCGTCTTGCGGATTACTTGGTGAAACATGGTCGCTAAACGAACTTGGATGGACGCATTAGATGAAGCTGGCTTTCCTCGCCGGATATGCGTAGTTGACTACGAAACTTTCTTTGACCGTTCTTATTCCCTCTCCCACACGGGAACGTGGGAATACATCTGCGATCCGCGATTTGAGACGCAATGCGTGGGCTATTGCGACATGCCGGGCGATGAGCGCGTTGTACCGGGATGGAATTATGTCGAGCTAAAGCGATTGAACGCCGAAGACGTTACGTGGAGTTTCCAAAACGCCGCATTCGATGCTTCAATCCTCGCGATTATCCACAGCATCTATCCGAAATACTTCATCGACACGAAACTCTTGGCCGCGCATCTCTGGCCTGCCGCTTCGCATTCCTTGAAGGATGTGGCGAAACAATTGGGTTTGCCCACTAAGGGCGATCCGATGAATTTCATGGGCAAGCGATATGAGACAATGATCGAACAAGAGCAAAACGCATACATCAACTACACGGCAAACGATGTGAGATTGCAGTACAAGATCGGGATGAAGCTACTCCCGCTTATCGATAATCCTGCAATCGAGCTTCCGCTCATGCAACGGACTGTTGAACTAATGACCAAGCCTTGCATTCGATTCGATTTTGAGAAGGCTAAGGCAATCACGGCAGGAATGCTAGCGGATACAGCCCATGCGGTCGAGAAGACGGGATGTACAGAGAGGCAAATCAGCGGGAATATCTTGTTTGAGAAGTTGATGGTTGAGGCGCTAACAGAGGCGGGAGATGATCCGAAGCAATACTTTAAGCCAGTAAAGACGGGCGAAGCTCTTGCCCTTGCGAAAGACGACGCAGAACGGTATCAGTTATTGAAACACAAGAATGAGCGGGTGCAATTGTTGATGGAAGCTCGCGTAGCGAAGAAGTCATGGCCGCTACACCTGAAACGGATAGAGCGTATCACATCACTCGCCAAATGTGCGGACGGCTTATTGCCTGTCCCTCTAAATTATGCGGGAGCTACAACCGGGCGATGGTCCGGCAGCTATCGCATTAACCTACAAAATCTCCCGAAGCGTGGGCACGATCTTTTGCTACAAATGAGGGAGATGTTGGCAGCTCAAGCAGGATATAAACTAATTTCTGCGGACTTAAACGCAATTGAAGCAAGGGTGTTAAGTTGGCTAGCGGGACAGGACGATCTAACGGCAGCTTTTGCTAACAAAGTCGATATCTATTCTGACTTCGCAAGTGACTTCTACCATATAAAAGTGTGGAATCCAACTAATGACGACCCTCTCCCGCTTGTGAAGAAGCTCAAGAAGCTACGCGGTTTTGGTAAGGTCTGTATACTTGGTATGGGATATGGGATGGGCGCTACTCACTTCTCTGACTTTGCAGAATGTGACTATCAAACAGCCGAGAAAGCTGTCCATTTCTACCGACATAAGTATCCGGCCATCCCGCAATTCTGGTATGATTTGCAGGATGCCTTTTGGGCGGGCGATGTGAAGGGCAAGCACTTTACTGTCGAATCGGGGTGGAATGGCCCTGACTCCCGCCTTATCCGATTGCCTTCTGGCCGCTGTCTGCGATATCCGAAACTCTGTGGAGATCGGGATTGCATGTCAATAGACTGGCAGAATGGGAGAAATCATGAGGATGTGTGGGGTGGAACACTTGTCGAAAATGTAGTCCAAGCCACAGCGCGGGACATTCTTGGAGAAGCTATCTTGCGCATTGAATCGCGAGGATTTCCAACATGCCACTGGATTCACGACGAAGTTTTAATACACACGCGGGAAGATCGGGCGCAAGAAGCCGTGAATGTCGCTATTGAAGAACTTTGTAGGTGCCCTACATGGGCAAGCGACTTGCCATTGGGGGCAGAAGCAACGATTAAGGATACTTATGCAGCAGAGTAGCTTATTTTGTGGTGTGGACCCCGGATTTAGCGGGGCGCTCTGCGCTCTTTCGGTAGATGGGAGATTTGCGCGTGTATGGCACATGCCTGTGAAGCATCAAAATTTCCGATCACTCGATCTGGTTGGCCTGACAGAAATCGTCTCTGAGATCGCCGCCCTTCCCGTCGTGAAAGTGGGACTAGAAAATCCCACCACACGACCGGGAGAGGGTGCAGAGCGATGCTTTCGATTTGGCCGGGGCATCGGCAATATTGAGATGGCTTTTGAAATGGCATCTATTCCGTATGTATTGATTGCGCCGAATCTTTGGAAAGGGCGGCTTGGAATACCCGGCAAAATTGATGATCCTTTGAGTCATGAAGCCACACGATATTTCGATGGGCATTTCCCACAGCACTCCCGCTTAATTCGTGGGTCAAGAGGCGGGATACAAGATGGCGTGTTAGATGCGTTTTTAATTTGCTCTTTCTTAATTCAGGAGTATATATTACCTGTCGGGCATAAGGGTGGACCCCACTCGCCCAAATTCAAAGGTCTTCTTCCCTCGGAGTAATTATGGCACGATCACAGAATGTTCTCGCAGTTAGAATGGTGCGGAAGTTGCTTGTCGATGCGGCCAAAGCAAAGGTAGGACGGCAAGTGTGGGATTTGCTTACCGCTCTGCGTGGTCCCGATATTGAGGTGGACAATGTAAAAAAGAGAACAACGTGTCGTATTCGTGGTGCGTTGATTACGCCACGGCTATTTCAGGATGCCTACCGTCACCGCATCTCACCACCGATATATACGGGGAACAACAGGCGCAAAGTGTCGATCGATATTCTCGACGCCCAGAAAGTTAGTTCCCACTTTCGGGAGCACATTGAAAAGGCTGTTGCTGTTTTGAACGGAAAGTAACATGCAAATACGTCTCAGCCCAACTTCAGTCCGCGACTTTCTTACTTGCCCCTTCAAGTACGCGCTGAGGTATCACGCTAATCTTGAGCCTGACACTGATGTAGAGGCTTTAAGGATTGGTGGGGCGTGGCATAAGTGCCATGAGACGTACAAGCTCGCTACAGCTGATCATGATAGGGGCGATCCCGAATCAGCCGCCCGAGCCACTCTCGACAAGCTCTACTGCAACATCCCGCCCGGTACTCCCGCCCCCCTATGGGAGGCGGAAAGAGAGATGATTTGGCGTTCGTTCGTCGTCTATCAAGATGTGTATGCGGGAAAAGAATTGAAGTCACTCGCAGTCGAAGCCCGGCATGTCTTCCCGCTCTACAACCCTCACACAGGTATGCCCATGCCTGAGAAAGATGTGGTGTGCGTCGTAAAGGTAGACGAAGTGGTAGCCGGTCCCGCTGTCTTCGAGATGAAGTCTACGAGCCGCGAGATCGCGCCGGGGTCTGATTATTGGCAATCCCTTCGCCTCGACCGGCAGGTGAGTTTCTACTCTTTTTGGGCTAATATGGTCTATGGGGAGATTAGTCCCACGCTCTTCGACGTATGGAGGCGTCCGTTGCTCAGGCTCAAGAAGGATGAAAGCGTACTTGAGTACGCAGATCGCGTCGAAGCCAAATTGCGGGAGAATCCAGCCGAGCATTTCCAGCGGCATGAGATTGCTCGCACAGACGCAGACTTGGCGCAATTCGAGTTGGAGCTATGGAATATCTATCAGACCATCAAGGCGATGCAGGCGCGGGATGGGTGGTACGGGAACGAATCGCAGTGTATTAGCTTTATGGGGTCATGTCCCTACAAAAACATTTGCTTCCGCGAAGGAGCGACACGGACGATCAAAGAGGGGCTTGTGCCGTTGGGATTTCGGAAGAAGAAAGACTTGACAGCAGCGGTTTGCGATAGTATGGTGTAATACAACACAGGAACATTCTAATGGTTAGTACAACAAAAAAAGCCCCTCCACCCCCCCTACCATCCGCTGCCCCCGACTCCCTTGCCGCTCGCGTTATTGTGCCCAACGCAGCGGCGGGGAGTCCTATTGCGGTTCGACGCATTGCCCCCGGAGAAGTCGGATTTAAGGTCTGTGTATATGGTCCGCCGAAGGCCGGTAAGTCCACGCTCGCATCCCTTGCCCCTAATCCCGTCTTCATCGACTTGAACGCGGGATTGAGTGGCTTGAATATAGCCGTAGTCGATCAGCCGGTTCCTACCTTTGATGTGCTTCGCAAGCTCGTACAGCAATTTGCATCGTATGTACCCGTCAATGGTACGCTCGTAATCGATAGCATGACCGAAGTGGACACGATGATTCTTGACCACTTGACCGTGAAGTATGATAAGAAGTCGGTCAAAGAGTTGGGGTTTGATCGTTTCCCCTGTTCAGTCGAAGCTTTCCGGCTTTTGCTGTCTGACCTTGACGCTGTTGTGCGGTCCAAGCGGAATGTTCTTTTGCTCGCACATGAAGTATCGAGCAATTTCAAAAACGCCCTTGGTGACGACTATCGAATTTTGGGTCCGGCAATGTCCCACGCTGCGACCGGCTCTTGTCAAGGACAATTGGTTGCGTGGTGCGATCATGTGGTGCGCATCGCTTTGAGTGAGCCGACGGTGAAAGTAGAGCTTAATGCGATGGGCAAGATCGCGAGCCGTAAAGTTGTGGGCGCGTCGAGCGCTCGAATCATTACGGCGGACGGCACGCAGAGCGTGATAGCAGGAAGTCGGCGCATCCCGGTCAATGGGAAATCTTTGCGCCTTCCACCTTCGTTTGAAATGGAATCGCCTGATGATGATTCCCTTTGGCGGGCTTTGAAAGACCCATCATCGGTATTTGACATTCCTCAATCTTGAGCTATATTTCATTACATAAACACAAAGGAGCTACGCATGTCTGCTTTTTCCAAAATCGAAGTTGAAGGCGCATATCGGGGCACGGTCCTCGACGCCACTGTGGGCAAGACGACGAACGGATACCCGCAAGCGATCCTTCGCTTCCGGGCCGAGGAAGGCGCGAACGAGATGGGCGAGTTTGAAGCGCTTGGCGCACAGACGCAGATTACTGCCTACTTCGTGCTGTTTAACAACCTAGAAGTCTTCAATGAGCAGACCGCGAATCTGAACTACGTGCAGTTGCAAAAGATCGGCAAGTGGGAAGATGGCAAGTTCTCTTTCCGGGAAATCCCAAAGCTCAACGGCAAGAAGTGCTTCTTCCGCACGGCGCTGAATACCTACAAAACTAAGGCGGGAGTCGATAAGACCGCGATGCAAGTTGCGTGGGTCGATGAATACGACTCTGACGGGACCACGACTTTGAAGCCCGCGAGTGACGCGGAGTTGTCCGCGTTAGACGCTCTCGTGAAGTTCACGCCCACGTCGGCTCCCACGACAGCCGCTAAGCGTGGGCGTCCTGCAAAGCCCCCCGTCGAGGAGAAGAAACCGGACCCTACTACCGCTGTACCTGCTACTGTGGTAACTACCACTGTGCCGGTGACTATGGCCCCTCCCACTCCCGTGGATTTGCTTGTCGATCAACTCCCGGCCGAATGTTCCAAACAGGAAGCGTGGGAATATCTGTACGGGCTAACCCCCAATCCCGACGATGATGCGATTTCGGCGGCGTGGCTGAAGGCCATCAAGGAGATCGGCGGGGATCAGAAGGCGTACACTTCCGCTCAGTGGGCGTCCGTTCGGGATAAGGCGCGTGGAAATTTGATTCCGTACTGATGATTAAGATCGGGAACGATCGTGGCGACAATAAGTCCACGATCGATTCGTGCCGGGCCTCTTATGGGTAAAGGCAGTAAAACACGCCCCTTCGATCAAAAGAAATGGGATGAAGGATGGGAGCGTATTTTCAGGAGAAAAGACAATGACAAGCAACAGCAAGGAACGGAAGGAAACGCCGGTAGTGACGGGAGTACTCGATTATTTCCCACTGGCAATTGCTGCTGTGGCAAGAGTCAGCCACAAGGGAAACGCTAAACATAATCCCGGCGAGCCACTACACTGGTCCCGCGATAAAAGTACCGATCATGCAGACTGCATCGGGCGTCACTTAGCAGAGCGGGATCAAATCGCCCCGGATAGTGGGGAGCTTCATGCGGCCCATATCGCTTGGCGCGCTCTTGCATATCTTCAGCTAGCAGAAGAAAAGAGATCGGCAGATTGCGTACGTTCTGGATTACTACAAACCAATTTTCACCCGGTTCCTGATACCGATCCTTTGACAAACGAAACCCTCGATCGACGCGATGATCCAAATTATAACGCATTTCTAAGAGTAAGAGCATCGTGTCCTCATGTCCACAAAAAGAAAGTGCGGGTGTATTGTGCCGGTCCCATGCGCGGGATCAAAGACTTCAACTTTCCCGCCTTCGATGCCGCTCGTGACAGGCTCAAGGCAAGGGACTATGAAGTAATCTCCCCAGCTGATATCGATCGAGAGAAGGGTTTCACAGACGACAAAGGCTATGCACAGCGGGATGTGGCCGCGATCCTGACCTGCAACAAGCTCTATCTCTTGCGTGGCTGGACAAAAAGCGTGGGGGCCGCTGCGGAGTTTTTCCTTGCCCGATGGATCGGCTTGGAAATTGAGTGCGAGAATAATTCGGCCGACCCCTTGTGGGATTACTGTTCGGATAATATAATCTCACGGACGTTCGTACCGAAGCGGGAGGCTGAATGAAGAAGCCGAAAGAGATTCGCAATATCGTTGTGATTTCGGATACACATGTTGGATGCCAACTTGCTCTTATGTCGCCCGATGGTGCGGAGTTAGATGGCGGGGGGATCGCGAAACCTTCCCCAATCCAGAAACAAATTTGGAAAGTGTGGGAGGAATTTTGGGGTGATTGGATTCCCCGTGCGACTCATGGCGAGCCATTCATTGTAATTCACAATGGAGATTCTGTGGATGGATCACACCATCACGCTACGACGCAATGGAGTCACAACATACACGATCAGCGACGGCATACCGAAGTTATCCTAAAGCCGGTTGTTGATATGTGCGAGGGGCGATATTACCATGTGAGGGGCACAGAGGCCCACGTAGGTCAGAGCGGCGAATACGAAGAAACACTTGCTAAGAGCTTAGGGGCAATTCCTGATCGTCAAGGTCGCCACGCCCGATGGGAGTTGATGAAGAAACTAGGCCCGTATTTGATCCATGCGAGCCATCACATAGGGACAACCTCAAGTTCCGCGCATGAGACGAGCGCGGTCAACGCAGAACTTTCCGCGTTCTTTACAAATGCGGGACGATCAGGCCGAAAGCCGCCCGATATTATCGTGCGTAGCCATCGCCATCGTTGTTCGGAAATTCGCCTTCCAAGTGAGGGCGGATATAAAGTTGCATTTGTTACCGCTGCTTGGCAAGGTAAGACTCCCTATGTATATCGCTTGCCGGGCGGTCGTACTGGCTCTACCCAAATAGGCGGGAGTTTGATTCGATTAGGGGATGAGGAACTTCACACTCGGCACTTTGTTCGGGATGTTCTCAGTGTAGAGGCAGAATGAATCCGCCTCGGAAAAGAGGAACTTCACACGCGACATTTCGTGAAGGATATCATCTCAGTACAACCGGAGTAAGAATGGCAATTTTAGTTCCACAATCTGCGCTCGATAAAGCCATAGCCGAAGACAAGAAGCTCAGGGGGATTCTTGATGCGATCCCGCCTGATTGCTTTACGATCATAGACTTGGTTGCAAAAGGAATGGTTCGTCGGACAGCGCGGGATTGGGCAATACGTAACGCCGTCCGTGTGGGAACCATTGGCGTTCGAGCCGTATACCGCCTCAAAACCAAACAAGAAAGAGAGAAGAAATCATGAGTGAGGAATATGATCCATATACCGAATTTTCAATCGCCGACATGTTATTCGGCTTCTTGATAGGCAGTGTCTTCATGCTGCTACTATGGGCACTCTGCGGTTGTACTGTCAATCACTCTCTCACTCCCGCTCAGATAGCAACAACGCGCCCCGTCACTCACGTCCTGACCAACATCCAAACCGTCGTCTATCACTCACAGCAAACTCTTGAGCCAATCAATATCCTCGCGTTCGTAGCGACGGCGATCGGCGCAGGTATTGCCATGTTGGGTCTGTTCGAGGCTGACCATCTCCTTGAGCACATCGGTCTCGTCGTGGCTGTCATAGCGGGAGTGGTCGCGGGTCTATCCCTAGCCGGGATCATTCTTCTCCCGCTTGCCCCTTGGGTTCTTCTTGCGGCGATCTGTGGGGGTACGGCATATGGGGCTAATCTCTTTATCGAGAAGTTCCATAAAGGGAAGCTTGTCACTGTGCCCCCTACGCCGAAAGTCTGATGTTAAAATTCATCGAACACAGCTTTCACTACACCAGCACGACGCTCCCTCTCCCGCCTGAGAGTTGCGATCTAGTGTTTGCAGACCCGCCATACAATCAGGGCATTGTCTACGCGGACGATCCTACGGGGGACAAACAAATCCCCTACAACGGTATGTGTGCTGATGCCTTACAGAATGCCGCCCGTTTGCTGAGGCCGGGTGGTACGCTGTGGTGGCTCTGTCCCGCACATCATATGGATTGGATACCGTATGAAATGAGCGAAGAACAGAATTTCATACCGCTTTATCGTATTGTGAAAGAGGAAACCTTTTCTCAATACCAAGACCGATCCTTAACGTGCGACTATCGGATGCTGTTCGTGGGACAGAAAGACGGGGGCAAACTCACGTTCAATCCCGATGCGATCCGAGTCCAATCTGTGCGGCAAGAGATGGGTGACAAACGCGCTAACCCTCACGGGAGAGTACCGGGTCAGATTTGGAAGTTCAGACGACTACAAGGTACGAGTAGGGATAGGGTAGACTGGCATCCTGCCCAACTACCGCCAGAATTTTTGAAAAGGATAGTTGACGGATGGACTAATGTAGGCGATACTGTGATAGACTTGTTCGCCGGTAGCGGTTCGATGGGCAAGGTCTGCAAGGCAACGGGCCGTAACTGCATCCTTGTGGATCAGTCGCCCACCTACCTCGAGAAGATGAAACAGGAGTTATTGTGATTACCCCTTTCGGTCGCTATCAAATCACTCTGGCTTGTGCGAGAGTGATCGATCCCATAATCCAGAATTGGAGAAAACATGGATACGAAGCTCAAAATGCGCGGGAACAACGTTCTACTTCAGATCATCCAACGCAAGCCCCAACGGGTGAAGGGGATCGAACTAGCGGGACACCTTGACCGCGAGATTGACCATGCTCTTGTGCGTGGCGTCGGTCCCGGCTTGATTGGGGCGGCGGGTGGACGTGCGGATACCTTCGATATCAGAGAAGGGGATTACGTCATGGCCCACATGCGCCAGATTCGCAAGGGGCCGCAAGGACAGGAGCAAGTGGGAGAGAAACGCGTGGCTATCGTGGTCGATGACGAGACTTTATCGATCGTCGATCAGAGCCAGATCATCGCCATCGTGGACAAGGCTGTGGCTATTCCCGCTGATGTTTAGTACATCATGATGGCGCGACTGTGGTTAGTCCCACAGTGGAGGCGGGGTGTCTAGCTCCTGAATGCCCTATCAAGGGACTAAAAGGATTCCGGCCCCGCTTTTTCTTTGCCTATAATAGATTGTTATGTCATGGCGCTTCTGCTTTTTACTCGCGGCTCTCGACCTGTGCCTGTGGGCATGCACATCCACACCGATCCCTCACGCGGGATTCATTGGTCCCACCATACAGCCCGCCGATATCATCCTAGAATCGTATAGTCCTTCCTTTGATGATATCGCGATGATGGCGTGGGGGACTGAGGCGGTAGAACGATTTGGTCCGGGCGTCGTGATTGTGGGAGCGCATGGGTGGTATGCGGTAAAAGGTGACTGGCTTGTTTTTCCCACAACGCTCAACTCGACGGATACGCCTGATCGGCCGTGGCCGGTCGAGACGCTTATCGCGTATGAAGAAGCGGCTCATCCGACTGGTATGATTGTGCTACTCTGTTGTAACAGCGATCATGTCACGTTGCACGGACATCCCCGCGTATGGTATTCACATACCGACAACTTCATCACACCAACGCGGTTCACAAGTCCGGCAGAACAGATTAAACGACGACTTGGATATCCTGACATCGTTGGCGATATTGACCAGTTTATCAATGCGGGGTAAGACCATGCGCGCGATGGCGCAAATCACGGTCGTTGAACACGCCGAAATCCCAATTGCCAAGTATGTCCACGATCGATTGCCTCCCGGCTGTCAGATGAAATGCTTCCAAGATTTAGCGGTAAAGCCTCTGGAATATACGATCTTTGTCTACGGGGAGATGACACAGTTTTGGGAGTTGGAAGCGTTGATGAAGACCACGAAGGGGCAAATCGGGGTGATCTTCGCCAATATGGTGTAGTTAGGGTATGTTGGGCCTATGAAACTCATTCCGCTTACAAAGGGACAATTGAGACAGCAGAAGCCGCACACGCGGCCTACATGAAAGCATGTCCCGTCTAAAGGTTGAGCTTGAAGTGTTGCTTGATAAGTCCCCACACCGAACCGATTATCGCTCCTACCACGCTGGCGTATACCAACGCGCCTTTAATTACCAGTAGCTTTTGTGTTTCTAGCGTGTGGATTCGCTTCTCAAATCCATCGACCTTAGCTATAGCGGGAGTAACCAAGTCCATGATCTGTTTTTGGTGCGCGTCATTCTGCGCCTTGATCGCATCCACAGCATCGGTGACTAGAAGCTCTTTAAGCTGCAATAATTCTTCGGGGGTCATGACTTAGTATAGGGAGCTTGCAAAGCCTTGTATACTTTCGTCCAACTCTCCATCGACTGTCGCGATTCCGACTCCGCACGATCTGAAATATCAGAAAGGCGTTGCTGTAAGATGGGTCGCATCTTTGCCTTTTCTTCGTCAGTCGCCAAGTCCCATCCATGCAATAAATCTTCCGGCCCGATATCCCGGTTCGCAGTCTGCCGCTCGATACCGTTCGGAGAAGACCAACGCTTGAACGCGAGCTTTAGATCGTTAGGGCTGACATTGGGGTCGTTCGACATTTCGTCGTAAATCTGTGCCTTGTTCTTATCGAAGTCTTCCGGGGTCTGTGCCAAGCGGGACCACGCCTCCCACTTATCGGCTTGTTCGGGCGTCTCATTACGTGGGGTACTTTGCCCGAGCACATCATTGAAATAGTTCTGTGCAGATGATCGCTCTGCCGTCTTCGGCAATTCACGGGTAGGACTTATAAGATTCTTGACCACTTGTCCCGGCGAGAACTTTCCCGCGTCGTCTGTCACACCTTGTGTGAAGGTCAGCCCGCCCAACAGATTCGTCACTCGCTCCGTGGGGGACATTTCTTTACCCTCATAGTTCCGTCCGGTATAGAACTCTGCAATTCGTTCAATTTCAGGATCGAGGAAACTTTGTATCGCTTTATTCGTCTCACCCTTAGCGATCTGCATCCCGGCAGACAAGAGTGGGAACAAGGAGCTAACAGGCGCGGCGCGTTTATCTGATCCATCGGGATTCTTTTCACCCGTACGATACCCGAGCATCATATCCTTTAGGTCAGGAGCTATGACCTTGCCGGTGTTCCATTTGGTTGAGACCGTCTGTGCGACGGCGTTGCTCAGTCCGTGCATGATAACTGCGCCGATAAACTTCTTCGTATTGGGGCCAAACTTCCCTTGTGCTAACTCTCCGACAGCCGCACCGCCCTGTCGTATTCCCGCTGTCTTCCACCGAAAATAAGGCGCAATGGTACGAATAGCTTTATCGATCGTAGGCGGCAGACCTGTGGGACCATTCTCACCGCCCATCATTCGATTGATACTGTCGATCCCCGCTTGTTGATAGGCCCGCGCTTTCTCGGGGGGCCATTCCGGGTGTGAGTTAATTTCGTCCGCCAGATTGAGCATCGACGCCGCACGTAGCGGCTCGACCACGTACTTTGCGCTGAGACGCGGGACAGTCGTCACGATATGACCGAGTGTATCCAAGAAGCCCCGCTTCTCCTGCGGACCTGTTGCCCACTCGCCATTCTCGAATCCGCCATTCTTTGCGGCCTTTTCATACTCTGCTTTGATTCCCGCGTATTCGGGGTCATTCAAAATTTCGGGATGCATCGCAGTCTTGTACCCTTTGACAAGATTCGCGATTTTATTCTTGCTTGGACTAGTAAGTAGCTCTCCACCATAGCCTGCAATGGCTCGCTTAGCTGTCATGGTGTCGCCTGCGTAGCGCAAGCGCTTCACACTATTCCACACTTGCCCCATGTCACCCACGGAACTATCGATGATGTTACGCCAAGCTGTCGCGACCCCACGCGGGACCGCGATGTTTTGCCCGTGCGATCCGGTCAAGTCCTGCACGGTATCCCACCCTGTAGGTGGACGATCCCCCGGCTTCATCTTGATCGCATCGCCGGTCTTCAGCATGTCATTGAGTTTGTTGCCCATCTCTGCCGAACGATGCACTTCACCGATACCTGCCATCTGTGCGTCAAAGGCATTGTCATACGCGGGCTTTAAACCATGCTTCTCAAGAGCCTGATACCAGTCTTCCGGGGTAGGCTGTGTGCGCTCTTTGAGATAGTTTTCCATCCCGATCAGACCGCGCTTGTAGGCCGCTCGCGATGTACCTTCAGCGGGAACGGCGAGACGCTTTAACCAAAATGGGTTGTAAGCACTTGTCTCGGTCCCGGCCTTTGTAGCATTATCCTTCGCCTCTTTCGTGAGATCGATGAGGGTTTTGTCGGCTTCGCCCCCGAAGGCTCTACCAGTTGCCTCAAACTGTCCCATCATCTGACGGCCTTCTGTCGTGCCGGTACTCGGGGCTTGATTGCGAATATCTTCCAGTTGGGCAACAGCAGGACCGATCTTAGCCTTTGCGGTGGCAGTCGCTTCTTGTGCCCCACGTCGGCCTTCCCACCAGCTACGTAAGAAATCCAACGGTCGATCGTGCTTCGCGATCGCGGTTTGATTCTGTGCTTGCCGCTGTGACTCTTGCCATTCCGCTTCGTTCGTAGGGATGATCCCTGTGCCTTTCTCGCCCGGACCTTCTCTGAATAGCGGGTGAGTTTGTCCGGTCGTACCTTTGACCGGCTCAGTTTCAGGGGGTTGGAGAGGCAATTCGGCTATCCCCGACACTGGCGATTCGGGTCTGTTAATTTGGGGGGTATGGCCTTCGGCTAATGGGAACGGTTCAGCTTGGACAGACTCGTTGGCCGCTTCTTGCGGGGTATGCCGCCCTACTCCGCGAAGGGGATAATCAAAGATGTGCTTAGCGGGAATTTCGGGCTGTGGCGGGGGGCTAGGCGGGGCGTTTGCCTCTCTCAGAGGGTACGGGGAGGGTTGCTCTTTTGACGTGGCATTTTGCGGCGTAGGCGGATTCTGACGTTGTGCTGCATTGTTCTCCATCTTATCAGACAAGTCTTGAATCTTGTCTTTCAATGTCGCAATATTCTCCGTTCCCGCTTGCTGCCGAAGATTCTGTGCGATTACATCTCCGATCCCCCGTAGCGATGAAATATCGGGGGTACGACCCTCTCCCGCTAATGGAATCGTGGGCGATAACGGTTCAGCCGATCGCCCCGTAGGTTCGGTGGGCCGCATGAGTTTTATCTGTCCAGTATTGGGATTCTCGGCCGGACCTCCAGGAAATAACTGACCTTGTTCGCCTGTCGGCTGTGTGAGACGGTCAAATATATCCCCGCCACCTTCGAGGTGTCCGCCAAACAATCCGCCTAACGCGACGTTCACCCCGACGCCTTGACTAAGGGGTTGTCCGCTCATGGCATTAATCGCCACTTGTTCGCCCGCACCTAGTCCCGCCCCGACTGCACGGGTAGCGAGAGCGCCGGGAATTACCTTTGCCAGAGGGGCTGCTAGTTTGCTCGCCGCGATTGGGGTAGCTGCGGTCAGTAACCCGCTCGCAATATTACCGGGAGTAATCTCCCCGCCTTGCTGGGTTTGCTGTCCTGCTAAGAGAGCGGGACCAACGCCAGGAATCGCACCGATCGCCATGTTACCGGGGACTTGCAGGAGTTGGCCCATTGTCCCGCCTATTGCTCCCGGTAATGGCTGTTCGAGGTTGGCAGCTTTCTGTATCTGTGCTTGTGCAGCTTGCGGTGTTGCTTCCACATTCTCCCGCCCTAAGCCTTCTTCTGTTTCTTCTCCTTGGATCGCTTTCACCCACCCACCTACTCTCTCCCCCATCGCGCCCACATTCCGAAACGGCTGTACCATCGTGTTATAGGCGGATTCAGGAACAGTCGGTTCCACGGTTTGTGCATTAGGATTTTGTGCGCGAAAAGCGGCAGATAGTTGAAGATGGCGCAGCATATCCGCATTCTGGTTGGGTGAACCGGATGGCGCAGAAGCAAGACGATCAAAGATATCGCCTTTAGGGGGCGCAGAGATTTGGTCAAAGATATCCGCCATAGATTAGCCGGGGGTAATTGTCCCGCCCGTACCGGGCAATGTGATGTTGGGGTGGAAGGTAATGACGCCAGTGGAGTCATATGTAAGATATATGGTGGACGGAATAACTGCGGCGGGGATGCTACCCCCCACGGTGCTGATGAAAGTTGCAAGCGTAGACAACCACTGGATTGCCCCTAAACCATTCACACCTAGGAGCGTGAAAACTTGGGCGGGCGAAGCGCCAAGATCGTTGTTGTAAATAGTGTTGTTGATCTGGTTATATGAGGCATTGATCCGCGCAAATTCGAAGGCGATAGAACTATAAATATCGTTAACTTCTTGTTGCAAGGGAGAAGTTGATGTGCTAGGTAGTGGGAAAGACATACCGAAATCCTCACATTAAAAGATAATCTGCACTAATCATGTTAGCCGTATCATTTGCATTATTTGAAGCGGCCGAAACCGTCCACGCCAGCGTTATCGTACTCGTTAGATCATAGGCAGCGTTATTGACTCCTAGGCTACCTTGTGCGCCAGCCCCCGCCACTGTTCCCACATATTTGCCTACGCCGATCAAATGCCCGGTTGTCCCAGTGGTAGATGTGCCGATCGCTATGTCGATTTCAATGACTGCCGATTGTCCAGTCGTAATCGTGTTGATGAATATAGCCTCGAAAGGGGCATTGTTGATGTACAAAATCACCGTGTAAGTATTTGTCAGTGTCGTCGTGAATGACATATCTGCCCGAATTTTAATCATCGAACCGAGATGGTTGAGTGTGCTGGCCGGAAAGGTGTATGAATATGGAGTGATCGTAAGAGCAGAAGTGCTGGCTTGGACGGACGCCGTCACAGAACTTGCAAACACGCAAACAGGGATCGTCCCTGTCGAGCCGCCCCCATAATTTGTCTTTGGCCGGAAAAGGGTGGAATTATACCACGCTTGTCCAGCCGCCGGGGAAGCAGGATCAGCTGAGGTGACTGGAAAGACAGCCGTAGAAAGATTTGCAATATCCCCTGTTGAGAGTCCTCGCGGCTGCATTAAGCCGATTGTAGTAGCGGGAGCGGCCAATACATAAGTAGAGGGATATGTAGACGACCAATTCCAGATCGTACTGCCCGATGAAGAAAAGAGGGTAGTGCTTTGCCAGTTTAAGACAGTCGAGCCGCTAGAATTATTCAGAACGCGAGTTGACCATCCGAGGGATGTGACACCATTGTAATCCACCAAGAGCCAATTATCCCAATCGAGAGATTGATGCCCTGCCCCATCGTACAGGGATCGCGCTAAATCCCAATCAACGGATGTTACACTTACAGAGTCCTTCAAGAGTCGGGCATCCCAAAAGATAGATGCCGTACCCGTGATATCGTTTAGACGACGCTGTAGAGGACTCCAATCGAGGGCAATAATATTGGAGGTATCAACAAGACGTGCCTGCATCCACGCCACTGCGACTTGCGCAGACCCCGCATATTGTAACGTGCTCTGCCATTGTAAGTCTGTGGACGTTGCGCCATTAATGGTGGTAGTGAGTATGTAACTCGGTGAGCCGCGCGGAAGACGGGTTTTGGCCCCCGTAGAATTGACTGTTAAAAGATCGCCTTCTGTAGACATAAAGGCGAAAGCACCAATCGTTGATCCGATAATCGTAATTGTGGACCCATCTACAAAAACTCCATACCCGGTCGTAGTTGAAATAAGGGCATTGTTTGCGCCCGGATTTAGTGCAATATTTGTAGTGGCGGACCCAAACTCTAGGCGCTGCCAATTACGCCGTGTCCGATTATTGACTTGAGCATTACGATCGATGCGAGGCATGAAGTCACCCCTCTCCTAGAGTGACCATCCGTCTTGTTGGGCAAGTTGTCGAGCCTTGGCGGGATCGCCTCCCGCCTGTTGTAGGTACTGTTGAGCTACTTGTGGGTCCGTCAAAGCCCCTCGATTAGCAGTCGGCTGAGTAGTCGCCCCTTGCCCAGCCGGACCTTGTATGCTCTGTCCCGCCTGATAGCCCGTCCCGCTCACTAAACTATTCATCAGAGTGTCAGCTTGCGTGTTGAATTTATCGATCCGATCTTTTACTTCGGGCGGCATTGGCGGCGCAAAAGGCTTTGCATAGGGCGCGCTTAACTCGGTCGCCATCTTGTGAAGATTGGCAAGCATTCGTTCATCTGTCGCCCGATCGCGACTCGCAGTCGGGTTGGGATGCTTTGCTTGTTCTGTCTGCAAACTCTCTTGCTGCACGCGCTGTTGTTCTGGCGTCCCTTGCTCCGTGATCTGCGGGGCTTGTCCCTTCTGGAATTGGACATTCTCTAGCTGCTCATTCGGCCCCACGCCCCGGCCAATCTGAACATTCCACGGCACAGCGGGTTGGTTATTTTTCAACGTTCCCGCTGCTTCTGTCCAACCGGGCGGAATGTTCTGTACGTCAGGAGTTGCGCCGGTATCGTATGTGCCGGTCATAGTACCGGGCGCGGCTTGTTCAACTGCTGCCCTCGGTCCCGCACCCCGTCCCGCTGTGGCGGAAGTCATAGTGCGATTAGGTACGTCAGTATGCGCAGGAGTACGTGATCCCCCGCCGCGAGCTTCTACGTCGGGATCAGTAGATAGCGGGGGGTTAGGCGCGGGCTGTGGCTGCGACAACGCTTGCATGAGCATCAATTGTGACGGACTGGGTATTTGACTCATGTTAAATTCCGTTCATACGAACTTGCGGGGCCGCTGTGGCTTCCGCATACTGATTCCCGATTTGCTGTTGCTGTAAGCCCTGTTGATTCAGAGCCATCATCAAGTTGGCGAGCGAATTGCCGCTCTGGTTAAACGTGTTGGCCTGTTGCCCATAGATGTTCGCGGCCTGCCCCTGTTGTTGTCCAGTGATGTTCAGCAATGAATTATTGAGTGTTTGAAGCGGCGCTTGCGCCATGGTCTCGGCAACGGTTGTGTTACCTAGCCCTCGATTTGCGAGATTGGCTTGTACCCCTCCCGCATTTGTTTGATACTGTTGTTGGGCCTGATTCTCTAATCCCTGATACGCTTGTGCATTGGAATTAAGGGCGTTGTTCAACGCGCTAATGGCCTGATTGCTCCCTCCCGCTGAGTAAGTGAGAGGGTTGTTCGCGGGCGACATTTTCGGTCCAGCTAATCCACCGGCCATAGGAACCTACCTTCTGTATCTATTATAGCCCGATTCTGCAAAGGTTATCGCGGCTTGTTCAAAACTCCACGTCGTAGAAGCTGTCGAATTGCCGATCTGAAGACCAAACCATGCCCCACCAAGCCGGGGGCGAAAAACAACTTGACGCCGATCTAGACCCGTACTCGCGCTCCACTGCAAATAGGCTGTTGAGTTAACAGTTGTGTCCCGTGTGGGATAGCTGATATCATCCGACACATCCGCCGCAACTGCTCCCGACTTAAGTGTAATCACAGCGTTCCAAGCAGCGTAGGGGGGCGGCAACTCTCCCATATCCATTTCGATAGCGTGGGCAATCCCCATACGGCCCGGTAGAGGATTAACGGCTTGGAAGTTAGCGAAGGATGAAATCGCAAAATTACCGGCAACCGCGTAATCGAAAACCGTATTCGGATCGATCTGATAAACGCAACTGCTAAAACCTCCTAACGCGATCGTCTGCTGTGGGACTGTAGGACCGATTGGAAAGCCTGTCGAATCGACAGAGGGTAACGCATATCCCGGCACGAATGAAACAGCCGTGGCAGGACCAATATCGCCCCCATACTGAACGGGCCACAGCCCACCGTTACGAATATCGAAAATCAAATGGACGCCGCCCGTGACGGAATTGTACGGCGTTACGAAGATGTTAATGTACTGATTTAATTCATCGTAAACCAATGTTATCGAATTTTGATTGCGGTCAATCGACTGGAAAAACTGTTGCCAGCTTTTATCCGTGAGATTTTGCGGGGCTTGATACTGCGCCCAAAACGGCCGTAAAGAATACAGACCGGATGTTCCTACAAAATAGAGAGTGTGGGCTGCATCCGTCACCCATGCTCGCGGACCGACAATTCCCATCGCATCACTAAGTTTCACGAAGCTGCCGCCGTCGCTCGGGTCGCCCTCGATGAGCCACACAGAGTTAATGCAAGACACCACCGCAAGATCATCGTTGAACGGTATGAAGGCGGTAATCGGCTCGCCAATCTGTCCACTCTCAGAGAAGTTCGCGGCCCACGCAGCAGCGGGATCGTTGAGTGCGGCGTAATTGAAATCATTGAATACACCGAGGCGGGAAGCATACACATTCTGCGGATTATTTGTGTCTTGTGTGAGGATAAGACGCCCGCGCCAATTGGCCGTGAGATTACAGAACGTCGGCGCAATTCCAGTACTCGCCACAAGAGTACTCAGAAGTTGCGTGCTGACTGGCATATACGTGGTTGTGCTTTGACCCGATGCAAAAAACACATTAGGACTAAGATAGCTTAGTGATACTAATGCCGTCGAAGAAATCAGCGAAGTCGCATTGTTTCCCGCCGTAGAAACATTATCCGCTGCGCCGATATACACATCTCCGTTTGTCACCATGACAAGAGAATTGATGTACCCAACACCAAACTGCGACTGAGTTGTTTGAACGCCGATGTTCATGTTAATTGCAAAGTATCCGAGCCGTCAATGCCCTGTTGATTCCACACGTATAGATTCTGCCACCCATGAAATACTGTGCTACCCGTCGCAGCAACGAGCGTGAAATCTCCCGTACTCTGTTGCGTTTGTGACCCCACAATCTTTTCGACTGCGTGTATCTTATTTGTGACCGCGTTGTAAGTATACTGACCCGTAAAAGTATAACTACCCGTTGCAGTATAAGTGCCAGAGTTAAAAAGATACGTTGTAGATGGATCGGCATTGAGCGTAAACAATCCGGCTTCACCTCCCACAAAAGTAGAAGACCCGGATGTGCCGACGAACATTCCCGCACCCCAGTCTAGGATACCACGATTATGTACTTCATCAACGGGCGAAGTAACTCCCACACCGAAATTTGTGCCGACTAGGCCGCTTCCCCCGCCCGTGTTATCGACGTGCCAGTTTGCGGTAAAACTTACGGTCAAAGTTTGTGTGGAAGGAAAAGAAAAAGACGTGCTGGCTGTGCTTGTCGAACCCAGTAGAACGCGATTACCCGACCCCGTAGACCACGGCATTTGTGTCCACGTAGACCAAAACAGGGTAGAAGCGGGAAAGATCACAGCGCCGGGCTGGACGATCGAACCAATCTGAAGCATCCCTTGAATGAAGGTGCTATGTGCGCCGAAATCGTTTAGGTTGTAAAGGCCGATTACGCCGGGCCGTTGGCCAATACGCTTACGGCCAAGGAGATCGTATGGCAGAACATTTAGCGAACTTGTCAGAGAGGGAACTTGACTCGGTTCCTCCCATGCCTTCGATCGAATTACCCCGCCGACCGGATTCTGAATCGCGGTCGTCACGATCTGAAGGGGTTGAGAATTGCGCGGCGGCATTATGCTTCTCCATCCAGCCCATGAGCGTCAAAAACTTGGCTTTGGGATTGGTGCATGTCATCGCAATTTAGCCGGTAAAAACCAGTGACACCATAAGGCCAACATCCCAAACCGAATCAATCCACCCATTTCTCCGTCGATTACTCGCACTTCGTCTGAGATCGTCGGATAGCCGAGAATTGCGACCGGGATATCGTATCCAATGATCGCGACCAAAGCGACCCAACAAATGATACGGCTAATCATTACCGCGTCCGAATTTCGTAGGTCGAGCCATTCACGGTTTCGGTGAGTACACTGTTCGGCGCAGTCGCCAAGCCCGTTGTAATAGAGACGGTAGTCTGCGGGCTGCCGTAATCCTGATATGCAACCAAGTCCGAAGAGTAGGTGAATGCCGCACCAATGAGACCAAGATTCCCGCCCGTCGTCGAGAGCGCGAGCGAAATCACGTCGCCATACTGAAGGCCGTTACCGGAGAAGTCAACACCATAGTTCGTGATCGTGCTGGACACAAACGCCGTGGAAGAAATCTGAGCAACAGTCGTGGAGGTTGAAGTCGTGCTGATATTCGGATTCCAAATCGTAAGGGCCACGCTGGTAGAGATCGTGGGATTTCCCGCCGTGGAAGTCGAACAAATCAAACGCAACATGGCGTTGTCTGATGCCTGATCGTAGTCTCGAGTGATAAATAGCGTGCTGATGGTCGAAGTCGCCGTGCTGGTGAGGGTGGAGGGGATACGAGATGAGATATCCACATCGACGAGAAAGCCGCCGTCATCCGACACATTGGGGAAGGGGATGCCGTTCGACGTGCTACCTTGGATGTTGTTGTTACCCGTTACAATCTGTTTCACTTCTTGAAGAAAATTGATCGGATCGAAATTTGCCATACGTATCCTTATCCAGAAAAAGGGCCGTGAGATTATAGGCCACGTTGCAGGTATTTAGCAATGTGGTCTAAACCGAGCTTATCGACCAAAGACAGAAATTTGTTGCATTGTCCACACAGCACACCTCGCACTTTTCCCGTCTCATGGTTATGGTCGATATGATGATTCCACTTGCTTTTTGTGCGATCTGCCTCTCCCGCACACAAATGGCATATCTTGATTTCGCGTAATCGCAACACTTCTTCGACTGGAATGCCGTAGCGAATCGCGGCAGTACGTGCAGCATCTAAGTTATTCAGTACAGGATCGGCACGGCGCTTCTGGTGGCGAACACGATCATATTCGCCGCCGTTGCGAGCGTACCAGCCGCGTCGTCTTCGGTTGATACAGTCTTTACACTCATTGTTATACCCGTCTTTGTGGGCATAATTTCGAGTAAAACGATCTATGGATTGTAAAGCCCCCTTGTGTGAGCATTCGCGATTCGTACAGGTTTTGTGCGTCATGCACCATTATACCACACAAATCTTCTATTTCCAGTCGATCATAAGTTCAACGGGGAAATTGAGTTATGTTACTTCTGAGATACCACCGTCTTCGCCAGTCTGTAAGCCCCCGTGGGCCTGCCTTCATCCCGCCGTTGCTCATTACACCGAGCTTCTTCGGTGCGGCCATCGTATTGAGCTTCTGAGCGTTCGGGAGGGCAATCGTGCGGTAATACTCCCAATCATGTCCCCCGATCGAATCCATCTGATAACGCTCAGTCTGAGCGCGAACAGCCGCAAGAAGTACCTCATCGAACGAAAGGGGAGTCGGGGGAAGATCGGTACTATTGACAAGGTTATTGAACGATAACATGTGGCTAAAGTTCACCGACAAATACTCGGACGGCGAAACCCACATATTCAACTCCCACCGGGGCCGCGTAGGAGTGATCGCCATCTGTGCAACTGTAGGGAGCGGGATAGGCCGCACGGACGCCACAGAGGGAATACCGAATTGGAAGGCGTAAAGCTGACGTTGCGCACGAATTGTAGCCTCATCGACCCAATCGATGTAGACCGCACGATTCGTTCCCGCTATCCACGTAATCTCTGACGTGTATGCTCCACCGAAATCGGCGGGTAGAGTGAAGTCACCCAACGTCGCGATCGAGAAGGGAATGTGAGTCGATCCCACGAAGGTAGAGACTGAGCCGGTCGAGAGTGTCCCGCTTATTTGGACAGTTGTGGGGCTAAGGTAATTGACGATCGTGAACGGCACGCCCACCGTCGAGCCGAAGACCGTGCCTTGGAAAGACAGACTGCCGGGAAATCCTGTGGACGGCACGCCATTGAGCCAGATAATCCGAAGTTCCATCGACTGCAAGAAAGAGGGAACGAACGTCGTAGGAAACGCTGTAGAGTTAGCCGGGGGAGTCGCGGGCGATGTGAGGGTAAGCGTAGTGAGATTGTTGACTGCGTCATACGCCGTGGATTTCACATACGTGCTGCCCGTTGAATCTGGCCCAATATTCGGGAATGTATCAAGCTGAATTGTTTGATCCTGCCAATACCACTTTCCCGCACCATCTGCGATAAGCATACGGATCGAATCGTTGACGATGGTTTGACAAATAGAGAGATTGAAGGGGTCAGTAGGAAGGGCAGGTGCGCCTGTTCCTGTCGAGCCGTAAGACGCTACCCCCAATTTATAAGCCACGTTGGTTACGAGTTGGCCGAAGTTAAGAGCGGAAGTATTTTCTCCCGTGGGAAAAATTTGCGCCATAGCTCATTCCACCTACAAAAGAAGCCGGGAAGGGTCCGCAACCTTCACCGGCTCAGGAGCAAATGGGCCAGAAAAAGTGATGGCCCTACCCAACGCAAGATCAATACGTCTGCTGCGCGGCCACGGCCAAGAAATCAACTTTCATCTGACTCGCAGTACCTGTGGACGGACCAGCAAACTCGACAATCGCACCATATTGATTCGCCACATCAAATCCGGCAGTCGTGACCTGAACAGCCGCAACCTGCGCGCCGTTCACATACCACTGCATCTGCGGGCCACCCGGCCCTTGCGGCAGATACTTGAGGCCGAGCTTCACGCATTGCGTGCTGGTCAACAGGCCGGGCGGGGTGACAGGCCCAATAGCGCCCGTATAGATCGAGACAGGCACAATCGCACCAGTCGAAGAAGTCAATACACCCTGAAGCACCGTGGAGATACCGGAGTTAGTGCTGCCACCACTAGTCTGATTCTGATAGATGGCATCGAAGTTAAGGGTCGAAGCACCATGCATCCAGAAGCCGATCGCGCCAGTCGAGCCAATGAGGGTATTCGTGGAGCGAGTCGCCGTGACAGTGCTGATGATCCCGCCACCCGTACTCCCGCCTGTGGAGAGCGCGGGAAGGGTCGCGATACCGACGAATGCACCCTGAGTCGTGGAGTTGGTGACAGTCACACACGCCTCGAACCAATAGCCGAGGCCACCCGGAGTAATCGATCCAATCGGGCGAGTGACGATACCAACGCGGCCCGCGAGAGCCGAAGTCGAAGTCGAACCGCCCGTCAGGGTAATGACGTGGCCGATACCTGCCGTTGAGCTAACGGCAGTCGTGCCGACGTTCGTAGTGAGAGTGCTGGAATTGTCCCATGCCTGTCCGCTCGTGGTCGTGCTGCCCGCATCCGTGAACAGCAAAGAGGCGGGATGGAAACCATTCTCATAGTGGAAATAGGCGAAGTAGCCGGTCGCCAACTGGTTAAGGTCAGAGCCGGGGCAGGTATCCCACACGCCGGGAGAAAGCTGATTCGTGAGATACGTCGCAGAGTAGCCGTTCGGTTTTACAAGCCCTGTCCTCAAGAGACACCTGTTCTTTCTAAGTATCGCGCGGCATTTAGCACGATAGGAACACTGTTCTTCAATCGCGAGATTGCTTGATTACAATCGTCGCACAACAGACCACGATATTGTTTATTATCGTGATCGTGGTCTATGAATAATATGCCGCGTAATGCCTCACTGGCATGAATACCGCATATTTCACAGTTACCTGTGTGGCGTCGAGCTTCAACAGCTTCAAATTCCGCCTCACTCAATCCGTACTCGCGGAGAGCTATATACTTTCGTCCGGCTCGCCGCTGAGCTTCAATTTTCGCTCCGGGCCGCATACCACGCCATTTTGCGTGTTTGTCAAACCCGATCCGTGGATTCCACCTTAAAGTGCCAAGTGAAGATGGAAGCCTGCACTACGCCGGTTACGAATGACCAGATTGTAAGTCGAGTCCAAGAAGCACGAGATAACCGTGTGCTGGAACGGCGTAATCGCAGATACCGATTCCACATTCCACATGTCAGTCAAAACCGTGGGCTGAATCGCGCCCCACCGAACCATGTAAATTGAGGCGGGATTGACAGTCGTTCCCGCCGTGTTGACAACCGTTTCGGTATCCAGCGTAGGAGCGTAACGGAGCGGGACGCCAGAGAACGTCACACCATCTTCAGTGAAGCCGATACGGCCAGTCAACTCCCGCGCCGGGGCCATATTGTCCCCATTCTTGTAGGCGTAGTCTTCCAATTCCGTCACGATTGCTTCAGAGGCATACAACCCTTCATCACTATCGACGCGCGAATAATCCTCACCGGGATTCTTCACCATCTTCGGGAATTTGAAGTTTGTCTTACGAGTCGCAGAGCGAATCAAACGAATGAGAGCATTATCGACCTTGGCATAAGTTCCGACGAAACTATTCCATTTGGTCTGGACTGAGGCATCGATACCTGCCACAAGAGTGCCGATAGTTCCGTTCTGGTATCGTACTGTCTGACCGGAGAAACCGTTACCAACAAATCCATTGGCCGCAAATGGGAGGTAGTAGGGGATACCGTACGGGGTCGTGGTATCGGCCGCTGAAATTGGTGCAACCCATCCGTTAGTTTCGTAAAGCTCCGCAAGTTGGATCATGGCATCGACGCGCTTCTGTTCGATGAGATCGATGAAGCCCGCCTTGCTCCCGCTGTTCATCGCAAGTTCGTTTTTGTCGTAGGACCAGTTGACGCCCGTGAAGCACCACGGCACGATGATCGTGTTCATCATCTGCGGGGCGGCAGGCACGTCGGTCTGATAGAGGGTACGGTTCGCGGCTTGGTTAAAGTTGTAATTCAGAACGATTTGCTTCTGAATCGACTTTCCGCCCTCAGACTTGATATGGTCGTCATTGAGGATAGCCGCGACGGGATAGTCGGGCTGGTTAAGACAGAGTTCCCAGGAACCGTCCCACGGTAGGTTGTTCAGGGTATTTTGCACGAGATCGGTGAGCACACTGATGTCAGCCGTAGTTACCTCTTTGAAACCGCCCAAACTTCGGGGCGTCGGGATATCATAGGCCGCATTGTTTTACATAGTCAATCACCGCGAGTAGTTCGGAAGGAGTTGCATCACACTTCAAACGGTTCGCACGATACGAAAGTATCGTCACATTCCCACGCACATATCCTTTTTCTGGCACACGTCGATCAACAGACGGTCCCGCATTATTTCCTTTCTCGCGGCCAAAAAGAAATTCCGTATACAACACAGGACAGAGATTGTTAGCGGGCCAAATTGACCGTAAGTAACCGGCATCCAAATCGAAGGGAAGATTTTGTTCCGCCGCACGACGACGAATAGGGGAAATAATCTGCGCACACCACGTCTCCATCGTCTGCCGTTCTTTACGCCGCTTCTCGCGATTCGTTTCTCGCGAACGATCGAGGTCCGCATAGTACCGCCGTTTACCTCCCTCTCGTTCCCTTGCACATCGGCACGTCTTGCATTCGGCATGTAGGCCGCTCTTACCACGACGATGAAATTCCGTCTCTGGCTTTTCAAGATTACATTTCGTACATCGCTTCATGGCCGCGTCTTTTCGCTTTCCTTGACGAACATATCACACTGTTCGAGAGAAAGCAAACTCCCCACGTAAATATCCGCCCGCCGAATAGTCTCAATAATATGGCCGTCTTTGTGGACGAGCCACGTATGAATACGACCTAATAGCTCAGGACGAAAGGCGTAGAAGCCCACGCAGATTTGCACCTCGCCACGGGGATATTCCTGAAACAGATCGACACAATTCCAATGGCATCGATTCACATCCCCCTTCTTCACTTCTAATTTGTAAGTAGACCACGGCTTAGGGTCCATCACAATGTCGATAATATTGGAGGGACAGATTTCAGGACGAAGACAGAGCTTTTGTATTCCATGACGCGGGAAGGTTTCGTGGACCTTCTTGCATACGGCATCGATGATATACTCAAGTTTTGGGTCACCGCGCTGAGCCATATTCCCCTCACCCTATCACATCCTGAGAAAAAAGCAAATGCCCCATGATCGCAACCATGGGGCATTTCGCAGATGCGGCATGTTGAGCCATCTGCGCCACTCTATGCCGATGTGGGCTTTTACCGTAATCCTGCCGCCTTCAACCGATCCCCCGTCTTTCTCAGCAACTCAGAGCGGGAGGGCGGACCTTTGCCTGCGCCTTCGCGCTTAGTCGATGGCCCCGCTTGATTCTTCTGCGTCAAGCCATTCGCACGGGCTTGGACTTCATTTATGATTTCCTGCCTCGCGGCTTGTTTTGCAATAGGGGCAGCGGTAGCGTCGTGGGCCATCTGGAGGGCGGTGTTGAGATCAAGTTCGACACCTTGCGCTCGTGCGCCCCTGACAATGTAAGCAGCGGTGTTGATAACTTGGTCTCGTCGCTTGGATTGTTCGGCATCGGCGGCTGCGAATGACTCGCCATAATGCGCCTTATAGACTTTCAGATGTTCCGCACTAAAGAACGCATCGACTTGTTTAGTCTGCAAATCTAGCTGTGCGGCCTGTTGGGCTTCCCGTTGGGAATCCAACAGCTTCGCCATATCCAATTCGCTCGTTATCATCGAATCAAAAAGGGCGTCATTACCGGGATAGGCTTTCTTCAGGGCCGCATTCTTCTGCATCACCCGATCGACCATACTCCCCTGTGGCGGGGCCGTAGGAGCGGGAGCAGGAGTCGGAACGGGCTGTGTCGTCCCTTGCAACGCCTGTCCCGCTCTTGCGTAGGCTTGGATTTCCTTCGATCGCTGTGCGTGAATTTTCGCGGCCGTAGTTAAGAACGCGGCAGCGCCCGCACCTTTCATGCTCGCGTCGATATCTGCGTCTTCCCACCCAAAATTCTTCAGGGATCGACGGTGGGCATCGGGGAGTACGAGCGTTGATTCAGCAGGAGCGGCTTCGGTTTGCGGGGTATCAGAAGTGGGAGCCTCAGACGGCTTTTTTTCAGTCGCATCCGTCTGAGCAACCAAGGGCTGTTCGGTCGTAGTACCTCCCGCCGTATCGTCAGCTTCCGCGACAGGATCAGGCGCAACGCGCTTCTTGCCGGGACTGAAATGCGAACTAAGGCGTTTCTTCTGCGTGTCTGTCACGCCCTCATCGGCAACTTGCTTGAGACGATCTTCGATCTTTGCACCGATCGCTTCTTTCGTCGCCCGATCTGTGCCCGGTTTCGGGCCGTGCTTTACCTCCCGCTGATGTTTGGGACGAATGGCAGATGGGCGCTCTTGAGCCAGGGCAGAGGCAGCGGTAGTTTCCGGGGGCGGGGGAGGAGGGACAACTTTTGGGGCTGGGACGACTTCGGGCATGTGATCCTTTCGTTAGCCGTCATTATGACGGGAAAAACGTGAGACGGAACATACTAGCTACTTTGGGGCCTGTTTGTCAATGTAGCCAGTAAATTTCATCAACTGCTCTTTCGCTGTCTGATTGCGACTGATAGGCACACCAAACATTTCGCTCGCTTCGTCCATGCAGATTTCCACATCGGGGCAAGCACGGGCGATAGCTTCCGCTTCAGCCCTAGTCATAACCGCGCATGAGTAATGCTGTATCGGCTTCGCAAAGTCGCGATAAGTGTGTGACGCAGAGAATTGTTTGACGCCCGAATTAAGATTACACTTCGGGCATATCAATCGCTCTGCCACGAGCGAAGACATCTTGTAATACTCGCACCAGTGGTGCGAACAATTACCGCACTCATATTCGTGGATTGGCATTAGAACCTCACTCGCATCGGTAGTGGATTCCACGACAGCATAATACAAAAAGGCTTAACTCGCAGTCCCGCAGTACACCACTTCATGTCATGCACAAAATGCAGGCAACAATCTGCGTCAGGATACCAATGTAGAGTTAAATCCAGCCATCGACAGGAGAACCACAACAGTTTATTAGAATTCGGAATCATGCTAACCTATGCACTTTCTTTTTCTTCTTCACCCGCTTAGGCAACTTCTTTTGGTTCGGAAATTCCTTGGCCCACCGCTTCGCAATAGCCGGATGTTTCGCCCACAGAAATTTCCTCTGACTTTCCGACTTGAACGGCATTTTGATATCCTTTTCTCACATAAATTAAGTTCGCGCCAATCTTCGCCCCAAAATCATAGTAATGATACGCCGCCATGTACTCGCGTATTTCATTTTCATGATTCCCATCCTCTCGACTCTGAGAATCCCATTCCACAATCAAAGCCTTCACGGCCCATGAATCAAGGCCGATCGTAGATAGTACATCAAGTTCCGTCCCTTCCGTATCGATGCTCAATACGTCAACACGCGGGAGGCTCGCTTGCCTCAATACCATATCGAGCCTGAGCATGGGTACGACCATCTCATGATAGTTGCCTTTCGGCGGAGTTGTCCCGCTCCATGAGGAAATCTCGGAGATAAAGAACCGAGCGCAAGCTTGTGTACCGACCGCACATTGAGCGATCTTACATTTCCGATGCGCGTGGAGAAGCTGGCCCATCTGAGGGTGAGGCTCGATACACAGACCCTTCCACCCCATCATTTTCTCGAACCAATAGGTATTAGAATCCGTGCGTCCGTCGTGAGCGCCTACGTCTACGAAGTATCCCATCTCCGGTAGGCGGACGTTCTTGAGAATCCAACTCACTTCGCCAGCTTGCGAGTAATCCATTTCCATTTAAGCCTCTACGTGATTTGTGTAGCGGTATCCAATGTGGCCTTTGCCGTCACTAAGCTTTTCTTCGCGTTCTCGACCCGCAATTCAGCGGAAGACAGACTATTACGGTGATACCGCATATCTTGTTCCGCTGCGTCCATCTCCTTAACGGCGTTAGTCAAAGCCGCCACCGCCGATTCAATTTCTTTCGTGGATTTCATACTGCTATTCCTATGCTCAAGCCTCGATCTGCGAAAATTTGATCCGCCGCTGTATTACGCTCGATGTAAATACGTGGGTGTTTCATCGCCTCTGCGATTGCTAAAGGCGCAGATGGATTACCGATGAATGTATCCGCTCCCGCTATTACTTGTGCAAGTTCCCGTAGATTCAACGCATCGACAAACGCGGCTCTACACGCAGGAAACAAACGGCAGAAGTCGTCCCACTCCCGCCGTGTACCGACAAATCCCACGTCACCCCCTAAGTCTCGGCACATCCGTTCGTAAGGGAACGATCCCCGCGTGTTGAAGCTCCGACTCACGATGATATGGTGCGCGATGTAGGGATCGACTTCGATCCACGGCTTATCATATACGGCGGGATCGACGCCTGTCATTTCCGCGTGGGAGAGTGTGAAATGCTGCTGGAAAAGTCGTGGGCATTTACGGAAGGCGTCAAGATCGACGCACTCAGGAGGCCAGCGGTTCGGCTCACAACAGATTTTCCAATCGGGGATAAGCGGCTGTAGACGGTCCCGCACTTCACGAGGATCGCCCCACTCGCCTCTGAACAGGACGAGACTATCGCAGCCTTTCGCGATTGCGCACGGAAGGCCATACAAGAGATCGCCCGTCTTCCCGCTCGACTTCGCTATCATGCAAACCCCTTTTGTTCCCGAATCACAGAGTTAAATTCTCGGTTCACTTTGTCTTTGAGAGCGAAGCGTTTCAAGTTTGTTTCGTGGGCGACTTGCGCCGCTTGCTCAGCATGATCGTAGCCGCCACACTTCCCATAGTTCTTGTCGTAATCATCCACCGCATCCCAAATGATGCTATTTAAGTACTCAAATTCTTTGAGATACGTGTCACAGTATTTTGTGTCCCCCAACACCGCTTGTAGACAATCTAACTCACTTAGGACGTAGAGCTTTTTCTGTTCATCAGAAAGCCGCCTTAGTTTAATCCGCAAGATCGAAATCTTATCAAGCAATTCCCCCAATGACACGGGAATCATGGGCCGATCGGGCGGCAGAGGGGAAGACAACGATTCACGAAAGTCTTTGACTGCGGACATGCGGATGCTCCTATTATGAAGGAAAGGCTTTCTTGAAGTTACTGTGGAAGCTCTTGGACATTCCTTTTGCTTTGCTCCCGCCGTGATGCCATTTCTTTGCGTTGGCGGCGAATACAGCCCGCTTTCTCACAGCGGGAGAAGGTGATTTCTCGGCCTTCGCAAGTTTACCAGCAGGGATCGGTTTACCCTGTGCTACCCCCAAATTCTTGTGGAGTAGCCCTTGATGAGATTTCTTGATGTGAATCGCCATCACTCACTCTCACTCTCATCCCCAAACTCCCCATACACTTCTTTCAATCGCTGTCCCGTCTTGTTGTAGAGGGAGCGACGCGCATGGCTATGGGCCGTATTGATCGCTTGCTTCTGTCCGTGAAGGTTCTGCATCGCGGCCTTCAACCGAGGTGGATGTTGATGAATTTCCGCGTGTTTCTTCAGCGTATCCGCATCGCTGGACGCAAGATCAGCTTTTTGCTCGTCCTCGAGATCGCTGTAGTTCTTTCCGGCGTGTAGCCCGCTTACAATTTTGCCCGCATTTTCCCCACTACCAGTAAAATCGGGGACGGAATCTTTGGTGTAGTCTTTCATGAGTGCATCGGCCTCCCGCGCCCGTAAGACGGCCCGCCATCAGCTTCCCCGGCATCCTCCCCGAAGACCCGCTTCAGGCGTTCGCCAGTCTTTGCAATAAATCCTGCCCGTGGGTCACTTTCCGCCTTCTCTGCGTCTTTCTTCTTTTTTAGATGAGCGACGGCTTTCTGATGCCGATTCGGCTCGCTCTTGATCTTTGCGGCTTCGGCTAGAATCTTGGCGTCATTCTCGGTTTCGGCATCAGGGAGATCATAATCGGACTCCCCTTGATGGAAGCCATTCGGTGATGTTCGATATTTGACGTTTTTAGGGTCCGGGCTTTTCGGGTTCGGTTTGGCCATAATTTCCTCAGATCATTCTACACTACGTTTCCCGCTGATGCAAATTCTTATGTCGCATTTAAGTTAGCTGGTCCCGCTGGCCCCGGCCCCTTAGAGAGAAACGCCTGTCGGAGAAGACGTTGTGTATCCTCTGCCCCCGCCTGCGCCCCACGGTTCTGTTGAAGCTGTGGAGTGGGCGGGGGCGCTTGCACCTGACCGGGCGCTCCGTTCTGCTGCATCGCTGGCCCTAACTGCCCCTCTTGCTGATTAGGCGGCACACCTTCACCTGTCGCTTGCTGGATACGATTGTACTCCATCGCCCCTTTCATTTGAATTTGCGGGGAGAATAGCACTTGATCCATGAATTGAATGCCCATGTCTTTCGATACACGCCAGAGCATCGTAGCCGCGTCGAAGCCCATACCGAGAGCCATAGCTGCTTGTGCCGCTGCCATGATGCCGGGCATCACGACTTGGCAGAATTGAAGCTCCTGCTGAAGCCGTTGTTTAGAATCCATCCGACCTAAACTCTCAGGTTCAATGGTAAAGACCAAATCAAGAAAATCTCCGCTCCGCTGTTCCGGGGTCAAAAGTTGTTGAACTTCTTGCACCATAGGTGGCTGCACCCACGTAGGCGCACCATTCGGCCCCACGGCCAGTTGGCCGGGTGACATTTGTTTCTTGCTGATGAGCGTATTCAAGAGCGGATTCGTGTGGATGTAGAACGCCCGCTTGCGTGCCTCATCTCCCGCTGCTTTGTAGATCGCATTCTGCATATCGGCCAGATTGATCCCCGTATTTTGTTGCAAGATGTTCGCGGCAGTAGCCGACTTCGCGGCGGTCTGGTATCCGCCAAGAGTGTCGGTGTTTCCCGCCAGCATGTTAAACTCTTGCATCAACATCGACAGGTGTTCTTCATTCGTCGCTTCTTGTCCGCCGAGTTTAGTCACGACAATCGCGCTCGGATCGTCACAGGAAACCATCATCCCGTCTTCGGCATCCTTGACCATCTTCGCGGCTTCAACTTCGCCGGAGCGATAGAAGATAATGTCTTTCTGCCGATCGGCTTGTTCCATGATCTTATTGCACGATCGATTCGCCGCTAATTCCAGCTTATAAAGCACGGCCATGAGCGGGACGGGAATAGGATTATCGGGGATCGGTGGGCAGAGCGTCAAAAAAGTGAAGGGGCCTTCAGTCACACCATTGTACGTCGCCACCGCAATGAAATCAGTGATTTCTTGCTCTGTATCGCCCGGCACAGTGACGACGGCATTAGCCGAGGGAATCCAAATTTCCGCAATCTCCACGATATCTTCTAGCTCCGAATTTTCCGTGGAGTTAATATTCTCCATCGACAAGTTAGAGACACGATTTGTCTCGCTCGACTCATCATCAGCTTTAGCGAGTCGCATTACCATGTCGTGATCGTATCTATTATCGTCCAACAAGATTTGCCGAGGAACACGGAGAATATTACCCAAAAACCGGGCGTCGGAAAACAGGTATTCACGACTATCAGGATCAGCGATAAACCGGTCAAAAGAGACACGCTCAGTATAAACAGAACCATTGTCAATCGTTTGTGTTCCACCGTCTTCTCCTATAATCTCCATCACATCCCCGCCCGCTGCTAGGCCGGTCTTCATGATCCCCAACGACACTAAGGCGTCCACGATAATGGTACGGTATACGTCTGTGATTCGTTGTTTTTTATCCGCAAGACTTAGTGCAAGCGAAAGATTCTCCGCATATTGTCTAGCAGGCAAATAAGGAGTATCGATGACGTGTCTCGGAAAACTCATCACTAGTTGAGGCACTAATACGCGCACCGCATTGAACATCAATGGGAGAGGATTATCAAACGTGCCTTGACCATCATCCAGCCCGCTTGAACTACTCATCAGGAGCTTACACAAGAATTTCATCTGTTCACGTTGGGGGGCAAAGCGCTTCCATCCCCTGTGCGCTTCGGCAAGAAAGTCCCCCGGTCTAACGCTGTTCAGCAAATCAACGGGCATAATATCACTCTACGCCTTCGTTCTGAAGGTACTTAATCGCACGCTGTAGCATGTCAATTTTATCGTCAGCATGACCTAATAGCAAATTGTGGCGGCGACACAATAATCCACGCACTTTCCCGCTATCATGATCGTGATCGATCGTGACCGCCGTATCTTGCCGAGGATGGCCCAACGATAACGCACAGCCACAAATCGCACAGCACCCATTCTGAGCCGTCCACATCTGCCAAAAGGCCGTTTCCGTTACACCGTACCTGTCACGCATGGCTCGCAAGCGAGAGTAAAGACCGCAACGATTTTGCGATTTTCGCCAATCACGATGATATGCGTTTATATTAATTTTATTAGCCTGATAACGTCGAGATTCCCGCTCTCTCCGCTTGGCGTGTGCAATAGGCGTAGATTCATATCGCCGTTGTGCCGCTCGAATACGTTCGCGGTTTTTCTGATAATATTCAGACCGATAGGGAGTCGAAGTTTTCATATATAATCCCTAATCCGAAATTTCTCTCCCACCTTCAACTTATCCAGAGGCTTCCCCCTCTTGAATTTGTCGTAGAACATCTCTTTGTTGTGCATCCGATAGCCCTGAGAGCCGGGTGGACAGAGATGGATCGTGTCTAGGGGTGAGCCTTTTTCTTTGTCTTCCGGCTTGGCTTCCGGGTCAAACTCGTTGCCCGGCCAGCAACAGAGTGCGTCCGCAATAACTCTATCACCATGCGCAAGTCGAACATCTTCCGATTCTGCAAATAAAGAGGCTGGGCCGATCGATCCGTTCGGATAAGTAATGTAATCCTTCGCTTCGTCAAGGGATCGCTCAGAGTGATTGGTAAACCGGCCAACGGCATATTGCCTCCTAAGATTTCCGAGTAATGCGGCCTTACGAGTCCGCGAAGAATGAAAGCCTAAAGTATCTGTTTGTTTCTCTACAACATGCCCCAATGTCCGCGCACGGTAAATCTCAGGATAACGATACACCTGAGACAGTTGGCGCAGATAGTCGATTCCCGGCTGTCCGTTGCCTTCTGGAATCATAAGTGGCCTTAACATGCCCCCGCCAAACCAGATCGCGGCTGCAACCATATCCTTCGCAAAGGCATAGGGCGGGCGGATAGAGCTTGTGTATTCCGCTATCTTGTTCCTATCCCGCGTTCTCATGACGCTGCATACGCTGTTGCTTGCTCCCATCCCCATCGAAATGTCTTGGCCGAAAAACAGCCGCGCGTCGGACGAAAATCGCATGGGATAATCTCCCGCTTCTGCGAAGTCGTTCTTGATCCCCGGAAGCACCCACAGCGACCACGGGCCTTTGGGGTCGATCGTAACTTTCACTTTCGACAGATCGCGACGGCGTATCGTGTCGGGTATCTGTGCTTCCGGTACGTTATCCCGAAATTCGATTCGTAGCCGAAGGGCGACGGGCCGCACGTTCTTTGATTTATAGAAGTCGATCATCGCAGTATCGAAGAACGGCGCACCTGAAGCAATGTAGTCGATATCCAATTCTGTCGCGATGGCTTGCGGGTCTTTTAGTTTCTCGCATTCGTTACGATACCAAGGAGAAGTGTATTTGAATTTCTTACCGTCTTCGATCGCAATGACTTCCAACCCATCATTCTTGCCGGGTTGGTCCCACCATCCCGCCGTGAATAGCGGTATAGAACCAGAGTGACGCCAACGGGCAAACTCAGACCCCACGCCTTGTGGTGTCGAACATACAAAACGAGAGAGGGCAACATTCGCAGACGAAGTGCGAATACCTGCGGCTTTTTTGGCTTCCACCATGCCAAATTCATCCAAATAAAGTGCGTGACGGCGGTCAGATCGACCCGCTTGTTCTGTAGTAGATTCACCATCGATTCGACTCCCATTATCAATGTTTACAAGATGCAGATACTTACGCTCCATGCGTGGAATCATCCACGTTGGCAAGTAGTGTAGACAGTGATCGATCTTACCAAAAAGCGTACCTTTATCCGACGATATTTGGCGGGGGTAGCTCTTGCTCACGCTTCCTACCAATTGATCGATTTCTTCTTCGCGATAGCTCAGGGTCAAGAGTTGTCTCTGTTTGTAAAAAAGGAATTGGTGGACGAAAAGAAACAGGTGTAGCCATGTCATGCCGAGATCGCGGGATTTCTCCGTCAGGAGCGATTTGCCGGTCATTAGCGAACCGAACGCTAAGGTCATCCACTCATCTTGCTTCCGCCATGTGATGAAGGGGTCTACGACAGTTGTGGACTGTACGGCCTCTCCCCCGATCGTCTGGAAGACGCTGAAGGAGAAACCGAATAGGTTGAGCCACAGGAGCGGGTTTTCTTTGCAGAGCCGCCATATTTCTTTTCGTGCGGCTTCGTCCCGCTCACAGAGATCGCGGAATGATGCGCGGACTTTCAAGTTTGCGTTTTTCTCTTTGGGGATTTTGATGCCGCCATAGACCACAACTTTCGGTTGCGGCTCAATGAGGCTCGGCATGGACTGGAAGGAGTTACCCACGTCGTTTCACCGTAATTCAAAACCAGCCGCACATGATATACAGCACGGGCTTATGCCAATTGATGTAAATTCCCACGGCGAACTTAGACCACGACCAATCAAAGCTAATTGCCATCGTCTACCTCTGGCGGGGGCGGGATGATCTTATGGCCTGTCATTTTCTCCACGGCGGCATTCAAATCTTCAGCGGAAGGAACACTTTCAACATTTGCTGAAATATCTGCGAAAGGATCGACACCTTCAGCCGCGACTTCGGACGTAGCGGGCTTACCGACGCCGTGAGCCAAGAGCGCATTGAACAAGGGCCAGTTGGCGAAAGTCTTCACCGTGGTCCCGTTGGGGCCGTCTATCTCCCGCGCATCAACGCCTTCGGCTGCGAAGTATTCGTGACGGGTGAAGAACTTGTTTACCGACTCGATCGACCATCCTGTTTTGTCGGCTATGGCTTTGCGGGCTGTTTCGCCGGGCATTTTGTTTGCGGACATAAGGCTCTCCGTCTATGAGATCGGCGTAGAGCCAGAGGGTCCACGCCGGGGCGATTGGGGTGTGAATGTCTTCGGTCATAGATCATCCTGTTGGAACCTGTGCGTTCATGAACGCGGGACGAGTAACAGCGGGAGCATTGACCACAAAACCGCATCCACTGAGAAAAAGGGTATTGCCTAAACCGGACGTAGACACAATTTGATTTTGTAGGATGCTTGGAATCACGCCTTGCGGACACGCTAGGGCTTCGCTTCCAACATCCGTAAATGATCCCACAAGTCCCCACGAAAAAAGGAGCGTACTCGAAAACGCCGTACTTGCACCTGCCGCCGCTGCCAGTAATTGTCCGTTTACTGAGTTTGTAACTGCCCCACCCGTCGATGTAGCTGTACCACCGACCAATGATGTAATATACAAAGTATCGGTAGGCAGGAAGTTGTACGGCGTATTCGCAGAGCCGGGAATAATCAGCGAGATAGCAACAGACGTTGAGCCGGTGCTGCCAACAAAGCCGAGACGGACGGGAATGCCATGATGATTCATCTTAAAAGCCTCTTGTCAATGACTTCCCATTATAGCAATCCTAAAAGGCATTTTCCCGCTGTAGCTGTTTGGGCACAGCGGGCATTTCCGCAATTTCGGCCATTTCCTCGAATTTGCGGAAAGAGCGGGAGGGACAGTCGTTAAGGGTATCGCCTTGCAAATGCCATAACTCGTCGTGGTTGCGAGACGTTCCCACCTTCGCAATTGCCACCAGCGTTTTCGGGCGCGCACGGAGATGCGCACCGCCCTTACTTCGCGGGCATCGCTTTTTTGGGTGCTTTGCCATTTCGAACCTTTCTCGCATTGTCCCGCAGCTTAATGACGACGCTGGCAAAATCGAGGGGCGTCCCTTGCCGACGCGTGAGAGCCGGGCGGACCATCTCGGACTCGTGAGGATTTTCGCAGACGATGGAATCCACAAGGTCTTCATCGCCCTTCTGGAAATCAGGCGCATCGCGAATGATATCAAGAACCAGAGAAAAAAGACTGGTGTAGGTCATAGTGATCCTTTCGGAGCGTTCGGGTTTTCCCGCACAGTTACTTCATCGGCCATGAAACGCTCTTGGTCTTGGAGCATGTGCAACGCCATCCGGCTATCTCCTGTTTGGATCGTCGTATGCACCATGCCGACGCCGTAAGAAGGATCGGCCTTTCCGTCGAACTTCCCGAAAAATTCAGGAACGCCCGCCGCCCATGTTGGATCGTGATAGCTTCCGTGGCTGGAATGACTGATGTAAATGTCCGAAGCGACGGCTGTCCGTAGACCCGCTTCCCATGCGGTCAAGAATAACGCAAGGTCGTAATGATGAAAACCCTTGGCGGATTCCGGGGTCCAAAAGCCCCCGATCTTCTTCAAAGCATCTACCCGACAAACGACGGCGTACCCATCGGCCACACGAATACCCCGAATCAATCGCGCTGGACGATGCCATATAGCTACAGAACATGGCCGCATTCCGGTCTGCACAAGCCCCATCGACGCGGGGTCAATCGGCTCTGGAAGTGCCGGGTGGTTGATAACTTGACCGTAGAGCGAGCCACTAGCTTGCCAACTCGCCCCACAGAATCGATCACTCCCACAGAAGCCGAGTATATCCACATCTCGCATTCGCTCTATCAAACGCTGATAGCAAAAGTAGCGCGGGTACGAGAGCGGATAGGCATCGTCGTGCGCGAGCAAGACATAGGGTGTAGTCACGCGATCGATTGCGGCGTTATAGCCAGTTGCGATATCAGGAGCGCCAACTACGGGGAACAAGTTAAACTCGTTCGTCCCGCTATCTGAAAGACCCCTTCCCCAAAGTTGGGCCGCAAGTTGCATCTTCGGGGGATTCTTACTTGGAATGATAATCGATAATTCTTCGTTCATCTCAAACTCCTGAAGGTGGAACCGCTCTTGCAATCCATTTGGCGAGGGCCAAAAGTTCTTCGCGAGTTGCGTCACGTTTAAGCGTATTTGCCCGGTAAGACATAATAACTACATTGCCGGGCACATACCCCAAAGCGGGTATAATCCGATCAACCGATGGGCCAGTCGGGTCTTGCGCGGCACTAGATAACGACTCCTTCATACTCCAATACCACGGAAGTCACAATGAAATCCTCCCACTTGTAGAGATCAGTCGGTTCCTTCGTCAGCGAATTGGGGTTTTCCTTGTTAAGCACATCTGCCGCATATGACGTGGCGGATATGATCGCTGCATAGGCATCTCGCCCTATGACGTGCATTTCCCGCAGAAGGCATCCAAAAGACGGGTCTTTGTGACGAAGCTTGACGAAGTATAAGTTCGATGCCACGCCACGCCGTTGCTGCTTGTGGCCGAGAAGTCCGGTGGTTCTCCCGCCCATACAGACAATTTGACACTTCGAGTAATCCACGACGGCGGTCCCGGTAATGCGGGGATCGGCCGAGAGATCATACTGGACATTCAGTTTGGAGTTGAGGGCTTCTTTGCCATCATCACGCAGAGGATCATCAGGGTTTGCGGACATACGTTGCTCCTATTCGCGAGGAGACGACAAGACAGACGCCCCCCAAAGACAAAGCTGGTAGAGGATACGCCGGATCGTCCCGCCTGTGATACGGTCGCTGAAAATGTGGTAGCCGCGCTTACGGGCCGCACAGAGCATGGGATAGAGCGGCATCTCTTTGAGCCACGGTTCGGGATGAGCCAACATAGCGGTTGCGATTGTCTGCATCGCTAACTTCTTGTATGCGACGGACGGGATATTCATTCTCACATGCATGTGGGGAGTATAACACGGAAAAAAGGAAAAGCAAACTAATATTCTGTTAGGGAAAAGTCAGTCGTCGAAATTTTGTCGATAAGTGACTCAACAGTATGAATAAGGCCGCTTTGTGCCAAGGGGTCTACCGGCTTGCTTGTTGAAAAGATCGTGACCTGCTGCACGGTATGCCTTGATTGCGGCCTGTTCGGCGGGACCACCGGGCGCACTCACCACGTCAATGCCGACGATGCAAGGCATGATACCCGCACATACCAAACTGCGAATCCATGCGGCCTTCTCTTTGTTAACCCCTGTGAGTTTAGGTGCGCGAAATGCTTCAAGTATATGCTCGCTCAATCGAAGGTAGCGCGGGCTTTTAGTCAAGCCGACATAGCGAATTTTATCAGGACACCGTGGATCGGACAGAGTGTAGATGGTAATCATGGTGAAGAAGTATATCTCATGAATAACCGACCGGCGAGTATTGAGAGATTTTATGTTCGTTGTATGGTCATTTGAGACTCCCCCCGATGACCGTCATTAAATCAAAAGGTAATACCCGGCATATCCTTATTAGGTATTAATAGCTAACGATACAGAATATTGCTATTCATACTATCTTCATATTTCTTTACCAATTAGCAACATATTGGGTAAGATAGACAAGTTAGTTATTAGGGATACTGGAAAGTCGGATATCATCACTATTTACAGTAGCGAATTATGACTGTTGTTTCTCTCTATACTTATATCTTTATTAGTTAATTAGCTTAATTAGATATAGGTATAACTTATATAAGAATGAGATAGAGGGAGGGAGGGAATGTTAAAATGGGTAAACATGGATTTATCCTCCATAATCACCCCTAATTTATAGCAGTAAAAACCGCCAGCTAATTACACTAATTAACTAATTAATATATTAACTCCTTATATACCCAGTACTTATAAAATCACCTTAATTAGCTTGCCGGTTACCTATTTAGAGCGTATAGTAGCATACTATGAAAACCCAAATGGAAATTGTCATGTCATATCGGCGATTACCCACCAAAAACTATCACGTCTATGGATGGGAAGGTAAACGCGCCCAAACTCGCAAAGTACGCGAAAATAGAGAATATTGCTTTAATCGGGGAAGCGGTCCCGCCAGCCTGTTAGCTATGTTCCTGCGTCCATTACTTGAGGCAAAACACTATGATCCCGCTATTCTGTCCATCCACATTGATTCAACGCCTGTACGCGGGAGATTTGCCCCCAAGCCCACTTTGACCGCGACGAATGCAGACGCGGGAGTACAAGAGCGCATGTTGCGTGATCTTAGATCATGTTTCGCTCTTGCTATGATCGAACTGGAACAATTTTACAAAGAAATCTAGCGAATTAACACTTGCATTTCCCCCGCGTCAATTGTAAGGTGAGATCATGATGAGCAATGACGATAAAGCCTGTCTCTGGATTATCAGCGGGATGCTCGCAGCGCTTGGCCTGTTTGCTGGTCTTGTGAGTTATCCCACCCCCACATTGTGCGTCGTAGGCGCATTGTACTTTATCGGGTCTTGCATTTTATCTTAAGGAGTGCAATATGCATGTTGAATCTTTCACATTGCCCGCGTCAAAATCTCACTATTACCACAAAGTCACGTGGTATGACGGCAAACGCCGTGTGGTGTCGGGTGGTCATACGCTCGAAAGTGCTAATGGCCTTGCCCGGCGATTGCAAGCGAGCGGGAAGTCCCCGGTGGTTGTGCAGACTTCGGAAGTAAGAGGTGCATAATGGCTATCCGATACTGTGGTGGATGTGTGATTCGTATCAAGTGTCATGACGCAGGAGATTATCGCGGGAGTGTGACCGCAGATGGGAAGACATGGCATTTTGATGGGCTGAAAGCGCCCCTTTGTGGTTTCCCATTCGCAAGCGATTCACCCGAAGCATACGACCAAATGGCGGAAAGTGCCATTGGGTTTGGCTCATATTACACGACAGACAATCGGGGGGATGAGACCCCCGAATGGGCGAATCCAGTTGACGCGATTGACGCCATCAGCGATAATGCAGTGTCAGATGACCAAGGGACGTATATCATTACTCGAAAGAAAGGATGAGTGCGGCATGAAAGTCATTACTGATTTTGAGATTGTGGATCACGGCATCGAGCATAACCAGTATTTCCAAGGATGCGGTACGGCATTCACGAGCTTTGATTACTGCGATACAGGTTGCGGGAGCAATCTCGCCGAAGCATATGACGATGCGTGTGAACAAATCGCGTGCGGGCCGGATAGCATCAATTTCGACGGGTTTGATGAGCGAGTGCTGAAGGATATCGGCAAGCGCAAATTTCCCGTGCGGCCCGCTGTCACTCGCAAGTATTCGGACGATCATTATTACTATCTGAGCATACGTTACAATCTTGCTGATGAGATTGTCGAAGTGATGAAATAGCGCTTATGTGGCATTCGTAAGAGTGCCACACTATCGTACCCCGTAATATTTACAGGAGTGTACGGTATGATGTGGATTCTCGCATGTTTGTACGTGATTGTTTTGGGATTCTGTCTGGCGTTCATTAAGGGGAGTGATTTGCATGATCGGTGATTGCGGTGTATGATGAGTTTGCACTTTCCCTCCCCTTTCGTGCGCCCGGTATACTTGACAATGTCGGGCGCATATAAGGCGAGTGAACGGAGAACCTTATCAAAAGGAGCAAAAGCAATGTGTAATTTTTTGAGCGCTATAATCACTCCGACAGGGGATGTTTTGTGGCATCCGATGGTTGACTCGCACAGTGACTTAGTTCGAATCTTCAAGCTCAATGACGACAAAAAGGGGCGATTTGCAAAAGTAGAACTCCTTCCTGGCGATCATCTTTTAGATGTGGACAAATGGATGTGGCACATTGACGAAGAAACACGACCAACTTGGCTAGATGATATAGAGAGAATGGCCGAAAAAACGTTGCGGGCAATCGCCAAGAATATCATTCACGTCGATGAGACTCTTGACTTGATCGTGGATGGTTGTCACATCTTTGGCGGAAAAACGGCCGTAGAGTCAGTGAGAGGCGGTCGCGTGATCTCGATTGGCGACTCTGCGACGATCAAAGAAGTTCGCGACTCTGCGACGATCAATTCCGTGCGCGGCTCTGCGACGATCAATTCCGTGCGCGGCTCTGCGACGATCAAAGAAGTTCGCGACTCTGCGACGATCAAAGAAGTTCGCGACTCTGCGACGATCAATTACGTGAGCGACTCTGCGACGATCAATTACGTGAGCGACTCTGCGACGATCAATTACGTGCGCGGCTCTGCGACGATCAATTACGTGAGCGACTCTGCGACGATCAATTCCGTGCGCGGCTCTGCGACGATCAAAGAAGTTCGCGGCTCTGCGACGATCAATTCCGTGCGCGGCTCTGCGACGATCAATTACGTGAGCGACTCTGCGACGATCAATTACGTGAGCGACTCTGCGACGAT